TGACTTATTAGAGGCTCGTGTAGAGGCTCTTGAGAAAGAACTCCAATTGATGACCGATTGGATATGCAGAGACAATCGTATCTTACGAGGATTGTCACCTGAAATCACCCTTGACCAATTTAAATGCTACAAAGAAGGTGTCAAAGAAGATGAATCACAAACCGAGATATAATAAATCGGAATACCCAGAGCAGTATGAAATCAACGAAATCACAAAACAAGACCACTTTTACCTACACTTCGGATTCTACGATGACAGGAGGTTATACAGAAACGCAAGTGAAACAAGCCTTGCTAAATACCACCAACCAGAAGTTGACACCAAGTTACTACAAAGGAATATACAAGGGTATAGAAGCCTTTGATGTGTGTATGGACTTTGCAAGAGACTCTTACAACATCGGTGTAGCTATTGCCTACTTACTACGAGCAGGTAAGAAGCCAAACAATCCAAAGTCGCAAGACATAAAGAAAGCGATCCACCATTTAGAAAAGGAATTGGAATATGAACGAATTGACTCTACACCTGAAGTTACCGAAGACAGTAAGTCTTAACACACTATACGCAGGTAAGCATTGGACATTTAGAAAGAAGAAGAAAGATGAGTACAAGAAAATCGTTGAGAAAGAATTGGGTCGTTATGACCACTATAGTGCAGAGGGTATGTCTATCCGTATTAGGTACAATGCTCGTACCGATGTGGACAACAATGTACTTGTTTCAAAATTTGTTGCTGACACTCTCGTTGCTAACGGATGGATTCCTGATGACTCTCCTAAACATTACAACAAGCTCACTATCATTTTTGACCCAGAGGTTGAGAAGAATTATTGTGAGGTTGAAGTTAGATTAAGAGGTATTGTATAAACATTTTTATTAACTTTGAACTATTAACTAAATTATATAACGATGACTAAAACATCTATTGTCAAGGACATTAAGTCCGCAGGTCAACCCTACGAGGGTCAGTACGGAACTCTATATGGGTTCTATGTAACCTTTGAGAACGGAGACAACGGAAAGTACAACTCCAAGTCTCAAGATCAAACGAAGTTTGTAATCGGTCAAGAAGCCACTTACGATTACATACCAAGAGAATACAACGGCAAGACCTACTACACGGTCAAGCCTGTTAATCCACAATATGCAAATAATGCACCTTCTGGAGGAGGTAAGACCACCTCAAAGGATGAGAGCATTATTAGACAAACAGCATTAAAAGCAGCAGCCGAGTTGGGTGGTACACCACAACAAGTTATTGCGAATGCACAGACCTTTGCTGATTGGGTGATGAAGAAAGCGGAGCTTCAGGCATCTCAATCACAACACTTACAAGGCAGAGAGCAACAAGTAGATGATATGCCATTTTAAGATGTATATTAGGGGAGGGCAATGCCCTCCCTTTTAATTAAAACACTCTATGTCAAAAATATCCTATGCCGATGTGTTCGGCAAACTTGATGATGTTCGTAACGGAAAAGTAAAGGAAGGTCTCAAGTTCGGTCAATGGAATCTTGACCAATACATTAGATTCAAACGAGGCAACTTCAATGTGATATTAGGTCACGCAAATGTCGGTAAGACATCGGTCACCTTATATATGATGTTTCTACAAGCTGTAAGAAACGATATCAAATGGTTGGTCTTCAGTTCCGAGAACACTCCTGTATCTATTGTCAAGAAACTCTCCGAGTTCTTTTTAGGTAAGCCTATCAATAAGATAGAAGAAGATGAGTTCTATATGGCTCAAGACCTCATCCAGAGGTACTTCATTATCATAGACACCGATAAGAAGATGTACACTTTTAAGGACTTGATAGAGGAGGCTACCGACATCTATCACGAAGAGGGCTTTGATGGTTTCTTGATTGATCCATACAACTCGTTAGTAAAGGACAAGGAGATGTACAAAACACTTGGTGGTCACGAGTACGACTACGAGGTGAGTACACACTTTAGGAATTGGGCAAAGCAACACGATGTCAGCATTTGGCTAAACACCCACGCAGTTACTCAAGCCTTGCGTATGAAACACGCAGCAGGACACGAGTATGCAGGTCACCCTATTCCACCAAGCTCTGCCGATATAGAAGGTGGTGGTAAGTTTGTAAACCGAGCAGATGACTTCATAGTCATTCACCGATACATACAGCACCCTACTGAATGGATGTACAACCAAGTACATATAAGAAAGGTCAAAGAGGTGGAGACAGGTGGTAGACCTACTCCTATGGAAGAGCCTGTTAGATTTCGTAGCTTACCTGATAATGTAGGTTTTGAGATTCACGGAGAGAATCTTATCAGCAAGAAAGAAAAGAAACAAAGTGACTTACCTTTTTAGTATATTGTGAAGATGGAAGAGCAAGACTACGGATGGGTCAAAGGGGGAAGTAAGAGTATAGCACTCCTCTGGCTACGACAAAAGAATAGTGACTTGATGCAGATAGCTAATGCATTGAAGCCACAAGACACGAGTAATGAATATGAGATGGACATCTTCCTTGACCTCATCTCTATCTACGGTGCTATAACGAGTGCTATAGATATGGTAGAAGATGTTCAGCAGATGGTGTGGGAAGCAGAAGCCAAGAACGCAGACCTTAAACTTACCATAAGACAACTCACCAAGAAAGTAAAGTCATACGAAGATAAATTTGATAACCTTAATGAACACCTAAAATGATAGCAAACGAATTAAACTTACAGGAAGAGTACGACAACTATGTTATTCAAAACAAGATCGCAAAGAACCGAGAGCATAGAAATGTGATGGCACGATTTGCGTTTATGGTTGCGGCTCGTGAGATATACAACACCTTGCAGATAGCGAGGGTTACTAATAAGAATCACGCAACGGTGATACACGCTTGGAAGAACCACGAGATAAATCTAAAGTACGACAGGCAATACTTGGAGTATTATAACTCTTGTTGCACGATTATTGATAAGATACGCAAGGAAGAGGAAGAGTCTCCAGAGTACACGCTCCGCAAGGAGAATGCGAAGCTCTTGCAGCGTTTACAAAAAACTCGTGAGGAATTGTTAGAAACTCGTAATAAATTGTATATTACAGAGGAAGAACTGAACCGTGTAAAAACTTATGAACTTTGCAATTGACATCGCACCTCTCGCAGGATTCTTGGTAGGCATAAACTATTGGGACTCCACTATGGATGATGACTATGAAAATCCCAAGTACCACTCTTTGCAGTTGTGCTTTGGGATTTTTGCTTTAGTAATAACTTGGGCAACTGAAGTGTGATGACTGTCCTACACTTACTTGCTGATTACCATAAGGAGTGGCTAAAGATGGCACACAAGTTTGGCGCAGGTAATTACGCTGAAGACATTGTGCAAGAGATGTACATTCGCTTGAACAAGTATGTAAGCAACCCAGAGCGCATTATGTATAAAGGTCAGCCCAACAAGCTTTTTGTTTGGGTAACCCTCCGCAATATGGTTCGGCAGTTCCAAAACAAGAAAGACCTTTTGATCTATTCAGGTGATATGGTTGAGTATGATGTGGAACAAGAACAATACGACATTGCAGAAGCCGAAGGTTTTGAGCGACTCATAGATAAGGTATGGGATATTATGGAAGACCAACATTGGTATGACCATAAGATGTTTGAGATATACCACACCACTAATATGTCTATGAGAGATATAGAAAAAGAAACAGGCATTAGTCTGTTCTCCATATTTGATACATTAAGAAAATCCAAAGAGTATGTCAAAGAAAAAATCAACGAAGACTACGAAGACTACAAAAACGAAGACTACGAACTCCTCTAAAGGACTTGGTGATGACATTGAGAAAATCACTAAAGCTACAGGAATCAAGAAAGTAGTAGACACCTTTGCGGAACTGACAGGGATTGATTGTGGTTGTGATGCTCGTAAGGAGAAGCTCAACAAGTTGTTCCCAAGAAGAACGCAACCGTTATGTCTGGAGGAAGGGGAGTACACTACCCTCAAGCAGTTCTTTGCTGACTTTAATGGTAGAGAGGTCAAAGAGATGTACCAACGACCATTAAGCGAAGTACACGCAAGAGTATTCCAACACAAGATGTACATCCCTTGTACCTGTAATCCTCGTGAGTGGAAGAATCATATAGAAGACTTGCGTAAGGTATACAATGAGTATGAAGGAGCTTGATTTATACAACATACTCAAGCTTTGTTATATGAACGACCTTGAGAAGAGTGAGAGCCAATACTCACGCTTTGATTGTTTCTCTGCTAAATGGAAGATGGACATAGAACTCAAGTGTCGTAGAACTCACTATGATGACTTACTTATTGAGAAAGATAAGTACGATGCCTTAATTGCCAGAGCCGAGAAATTCGGTACACGACCATTCTACATTAACTCAACACCTGAAGGTATTTATGCGTTCAACCTACAGGAGTTTACGGACATAAAATGGGAGATGAAAGGAGGTCTGCCCAAGACTACAGACTTCTATGATAACCGCAGGATCGTAAAAGAGGTAGGCTTCCTACCAATATCTAAAGCATTAAAATTAAACGAAGAGTAGTTGTATGTTAATTATTTTGTGTATATTGGCACAAAATCAAAACATTATGTACAACAAAAAAATGACCTTGCGTGAGAACATTATCTACGGAGGAACTTGCTACCTTCTGGTATCAATCGGAGTAACTGCAATGATAGCATTGTATGAGTTTATTGAGAACCTTTTTAAT